AGTGATGACACAAAAAAAAAGTAGATAAACTTGCCTGGGAGGATTTAACAGATTTCTATATAGGACAAATTGGTATTATCCCTGATAATTTTTGGAGTAACACTTGGAAAGAAAATATACTTCTTTCTGAAGCGCACTCTATTAAAATAAATTTAGAGTGGGAAAGAACGAGGTTTCTTGCTACGATGATACATAATGTTAATTGTAGTAAAAAACAACAAATGATAAAGCCAGAGAATTTATTTCCTTTGCCTCAAGATAATAGACTTAAAAAGTCTAAATCTACAAAAGAACAGTATGAAAAATTTCTTAAAAAAGTCAATAATATAAAAAAAGACGAGTAGGGTAATTTTTAGTATTTTTGTACTATGGCAGATAATCAAAAACTTCACGTCGATATAATTGGGGATGCTTCCTCATTAAATAAATCACTTGGTAGAGCAGAAGGTAGGTTAAAAAAGTTTAGCGGTAGTTTAACTAAAACTGGTAGAGCTTTAACAACAAGGCTTACTTTGCCTCTAGCGGCTGTTGGGACAATGGCGGTAAAACAGGCTGCTAATTTTGAAAAACTACAAACAACTTTGAATGTTTTGACTGGTTCAGCTGAAGATGGAGCAAAGGCTTTTGAAAGATTAGTTCAATTTAGCGCAAAAACACCATTTCAACTTGGCGATTTAGTAAAGGTTAACAATACCTTAATGGGATTTGGTTTAACTACAAATGAAGCATTTGATAGTTTATCTATGCTTGGAGATGTAGCTGGAATTGTTGGAGGAGATTTACAATCTATTGCAATAGCATTTGGACAGGCTGCAGCAGAAGGGCGAGTTATGACTAGAGACCTACGTCAGTTTATTAACAATGGGGTTCCTATACTTCAAGTATTATCCGAGGAAATGGGAGTTGCTGAAGGAGCTATAATGGATATGGCTTCAGAAGGTAAAATAACTTTTGAATTACTTGATAGAGCATTTAAAAATGCAACTTCCGAGGGCGGTAAATTTGAAGGTGGAATGGAAACATTAAGTGGAACTCTTAATGGATTATTCTCAACTTTAAAAGATAATGTAAATATAGCACTTGCTGAACTTGGTCAAGAAATAGCAGATGCTTTAAATTTACAAGAAGGTATTCCAGCTTTAAGTAGAGAAATAGGTTTAGCTGTACAAAACTTTAAAAATTTAAGTAACGAAACAAAAAAATTCATTTTAGCCCTGACTGGTTTTTCTACTGTTGCTGGTCCAATTATTATTTTTTTAGGAGCTGTTTTAGGAGGATTACAAAAAATAGGGAATGCTTTTTCAAGACTTAGGAAACTACTTGGTGCTGCTAGAGGCGGGATAATAACTTTATTTTTATCATTAGGTTTAGCATTTAATGAAATGTTTAAAGCTGCTCAAAAAATGCCAACTGCTCAAATGGGAAGGTTTGGCGAGATGATGTATGGTCCTGAAACACAAAGAAATATTGAAAAAACTACAGGATTATTAGATGATTTGCAAACAACAATTAATGGTATATCATCAGCTCCTTTAGCTACAGTTGGTCCATTGCTACCTGGTCAACAAAGAGATTTGTCGAGTGTGTTGTTTCCTAATATTGGAGAAACAACTAATAAAGCTGCTAAAGGTTTAGCAAAAGTTTCAACTGTATTAGAAATTACAAAACAAGGAATTACTTCTATGGCAAATTCAACCATTAAGGCTAGTGAAGTAATATTAACGTCAATTGAACCTATGTTTTCTAATTTTCAATTATTAGGCGCTCAAATAATACCTCAAGTTGGTCAAGCTTTAACAGATAGTTTTGCTGCTATTGCTGATGGTGAAGCTCCATTAAAAAGATTAATAACAACTATAAAAGCTTTGGTTGTTAAATTAATTGCTGCTGCTGCTGCTGCATTAGTATTAAGTGTTTTGTTAGGAGGTACAAGTATAGGCAAGGCTTTGGGTGGATTTAGTGGAATATTTGGTAAATTAACAAATTTAAAAATAGGAGGTGGTGCTGCAACTGGAGCTGCGGGATTTATGGCAATGGCAAGTGGAGGATTAGCCTTTGGTCAAACTCCTGTTATGGTTGGAGATTATAGTGGTGTAAGAAGTAATCCAGAAGTTATAGCGCCTTTAAATAAATTAAAATCATTGATAGATGGTGGCAGCTCAAGAAATGTTTCAGGTGAATTTGTTTTAAGAGGACAAGATTTAGTTGTAGCTTTACAAAGAGCAGAAAGGAATAGAAATCGTTTTAAATAATGGCAACTTATAGAACTAAATTCAAATTAAACTTTTCTGACGTAAAGGGTAATCCAAGAAGTTTAGAAATTTTAAAAAGGGATTATTTTGGCTCTATAAATGACTTAATTGCTAGTGATGAACCTGTAAGTATTAAATGGGAAAATGACGATGATTTTTACAATCCAATAATTGGCTCTACTTGTCAATTAAACTTATTTGTAACAGATTCCACAAATTATGATGAATTTCAAAATTTTGATGAAAGAGAGTATAAGGTTAGAGTAAGTTCTGGAACTACAGACGATGGTGAGGAAACAGATTTAGAATGGGAAAATGAAGAAAGTTTATTTAATGAAGCTAATAATATTTGGAGTTCAACTGGTGATGTAGATATATATTGGGAAGGATTTCTAGTTGCGGATACTTATAGAGAACAATTAATATCAACACCTTATATTTTACAATTAAGGGCAATTGATGGATTGGGAACTTTAGATTCTTATGATGCTCCAGATGGTGCTATTGCTTTAGATGCAAATGGAAATCCACAAACAGGCACAAATTCTCAAATAAATTTTGATACAGCTTTTTCTTATGTCCATAAAATATTAGCAAATCTTGATTTAAATTTTGATATATACATTCAAAATAAAATTAGAGAAATTGGAGGTTCTAGTGATTTAACTGTTTTACACGATATATATTTAAATGAATTTTCTTTATTAGATGGTTTTGCTAAAAAGAATTCTAAAGAAATATTGGAGAATATTTTAAGATTAATAAATTCCAGAATATATCAGGCTAATGGTACTTGGTATATCACGTCAAATTCTAATATATACGATGAATCAATAGTGCCTAGCGTTTCAACAACACAAAGCCCTTTAGTTCCTGCGGTAACTACTGACAATATTACAAATCCTACAACAAGCCAAATGACATTAAATGGCAATGTTACATCTGACAATGGACTTGCAATTATAGAACGTGGTTTTTATTTTGGAACCAGTTCTAATTATGCAACTAATCCTAAAACAGTTGTTTCAGGTACAACTGGAACTTATAATGTTACAAAAACTGGACTTGTTTCAGGGACAACTTATTATGTAACTGCTTATGCTATAAATTCAGCAGGAGAAGGAATTGGTGTTACAAAATTTAAAGCGGCACAGGTTACGACAACATTAGCGCCAACGACAACATTAGCACCAACGACAACAATCGGTGGACCTGTATTTGATAATACAAAAACAAAAATTACAAATATTGAAAACACAAGTATGCTATTAAATGCTTCTGTTTCATCCAATGGAGGAGCAACACTAACTGAAAGAGGTTTTTATTTTGGTACGTCGCAATCTATTATTCCAGCAAATAAAAATGTAGTTGCAGGAACATCTTTAGGAGATTATTCATTATCAAAAACTTCTTTATCTCAAGGAGTTCTTTATTATATGACCCCGTTTGCCTCTAACGGAACAATTACTACTTACGGAACAACTAGCGGTATATATACAAGAAATGCAATGCGAGTTAGAAGGGTTTCAGATAATACAATATTTAACGCTCAATTTAATGCTTCATTTACTATTGGAGATTCAGTTACTTTGTCAAATAGTGGGACGGTTTGTTATGTTGTTATTGAAAAAACATATTTATCAAATGCCGCAACATTTCCAACTATAACAGGAGCGTGTGCAACAACACAAGTTCCTCCAACTACAGCAGCACCAGCAACTACGACAACAAGACCACCAGCTACAACTACGACAACGGAATATCCTTCAACAAATATTTATATTGTTCAAAGATTAAGTGATGGTTTTCAAAGAAATGTACAATATAACGGGTCTTTTGCTATTAATACAAATGTTATTTTATCAGTTGATACTGCAAATTGTTATAAAATTAAAGAAGAAGGGGCTGTTGGTGACCCATCAAGTTTCCCAACAATTACGGGTTCTTGTAACATAACAACAACTACTTCTAATGTAACAACAACCCCACCATTAACAAACTTTATGCAATATAGAGATTGTGCAACAGGAGGTTTTGACCAATTAATTACAGTTGGAAATACAAACTCAACATTTCCTGAAATTATTAAAAATGCAAGTGGTGAATGTTTTTTTAAATATCAAACAACATCTCAAACTTCAAATGATTGGGTTACTAGAGATTATACTTCAAACTTTGCTGATTGTGATGAATGTCAAGGTATTACAACTACATTAGCGCCAACTACAACTGCTGCTCCAACAACGACAGTTGCTCCAACTACATTACCGCCAATATTTTATAAAATATACACACAATGTAATGAAGGAGCTGGTGCTGTTAAATATGTTTCTAATCAATCTAATACATTTCCAAATGTAATTTACGATGGTACATTATGTTATGAATTAAGTACAACTGGAGGGGCAGGTCAAGATGGAGATGTTGACACTTATACAAGTTTTTCAGATTGTGCTACTTGTGTTGGAGCAACCACTACAACTCTTGCGCCAACTACAACTGCAGCACCTTGTGTTTTACATCAGGTGTTTTTATCAACGAGTTCACAAACAGATGCTTGTTGTACTGTAACAGATATTACAAACATATATGCCAATAATTCTAATATGGATAATGCAACAATAGCTTATAGAGATTCAGCTTGTACAAGAGCATTATTAAATGGAACTTATTTTACAATAAATGGAGGTGATTATTATTTTTGGAATGGTGTGACTTTAACTAAATCAACTTGTCCTGCTTGTCCATAATATGAGGTATATTTGCGCTCAACCAGCTATATTGTATTATGCTTGGCAAATAGATGTTATGATAGCATCTTTTATTAAAAACGGAGTAAACCCTTGTTTTATTGATATAATTTTAGCTGACCAAGTCAACAATAGTTCTTATTATAATGTTTTAAAAAAAAAATATCCTACTGTTAACTTTTATTATTATCCTGATACTAGAACAGATAAATTTTATGTTTCTAGCATAAGACCTCATATTTTAAAAAAACATTTTTACAAACACCCTGATTTATATAAAGGCGTTTTTTTATATCACGATTGCGATATTGCCTTAACAAAACCATTAGACATAGATAAGTATTTACAAGATGATATTTGCTATTTAAGTGATACAAAATCATATATTGGATATGATTATATTATGACAAAAGGAGAAGATGTTTTTGAAAGAATGATTAGGACCTTTAATATAAATGCTGATTGTGTAAAAGAAAATCAAGAAAATAGTGGTGGTGCGCAATACCTCTTAAAAAATATAGATTCTTGCTTTTGGGCTAAAGTTGAGAAAGATTCAGTTCAACTTTACAAAAATATTACTGCTATGAATAAAAAGAAAAAAATAAAAAACCCTGATTATCACGAGTTGCAAATTTGGTGTTCAGATATGTGGGCGGTTTTATGGAATCTTTGGATTTTTGGTAAACAAACTAAAATTATAAAAGAATTAGATTTTGTATGGGCTACTGAACCAATTCATTATTGGGATAGTAAAAGTATTTATCACAATGCTGGTGTAATAAATTCTAATGATGGTCTTTTTTATAAAGGTCAATGGACTGGACAGTTACCCCCTAAAGATTTAATAATAGATGAAACTAAATCTTCATATAATTATTATAAACTTTTAAAAGAGACAATTTGAAAAGTGATATTATTTTAGTTGGAAATGGAAGTTCTTTGTTAAATAAAGAGAATAAAGAACTTATTGATTCATATAAAACAGTTGTTAGATTTAACAGTTATAAAATAAATGGGTTCGAAAAATATGTTGGAACTAAAACAGATATTTGGTTTACTGTTAACAAACATCATTTTGACCATATAAAACATTATAATAAAGTAATAACTCATTCTTGGGCAAAAACAAATTGCCAATTATATAATTCTTTTAAATTGGAAAGAGATGATGTTGAAAAAGTAAATTATGAAATTATAGATGAAATTCCAGTATCATATCCAAGTACTGGATTAATAGCTGTTTATTATTTTAATAAAAAAGTAGATTTAATAGGTTTTGATTGGTGGGATAATAATAAACATCATTATGGTGATAATGAATTAAGAGGCACACTTCATAAGCCTCATTTAGAATACAAAGTAATTAAATCATTAGATATAAATATTATTAGTTAATTTTGCATTATGGGTTCAATAGCAGCACAACAATTACAACTACTTCAAAGCACAAATAAAGAAG